CGACTCGCGGGTTGCTGGTCAGCACGGCGAACACCTCGCCGTCCCTCGCACGCGACATCCGCATCGTTCGCAGCTTGCCCGGCAGGTCGACGAACGACGACCAGCGGTGCCACGCGTTCTCGACGATGGCCGAGGCGTCGCGGTCGCCGGCCTGGATCTGGAGTCGCGGCCCGGTGCCGACGGTGTCGTCGGCGAGGGTGCGGACGATGCCGGCGGCGTACGAGTTGTTCGCGACCTCGTAGCGGCTGCGGTTCCGCAGCGTCTCCCGGACCCGCGGATCCATCGCGGCATCGGCCGAGAGCGCGTCCGCGTTCGCCCAGTGCCGTTCGCCACCCGCGCCGAGGGCTGCGTCGTAGCGGGCGCGGACCAGCCGCGGCTTCGCCTCGCCTGTTCGCTTACGACTCAGCCCCAGCGCGGAGAGAAGGCCCATCAGATCGTCCCCGGCGGGTCGAACCGCTGAATCCGCAGGCCGCGATCGCGGCGCTTCGCGGCGGCCTTCGCGGACAGGTAGCGGTCGAGTGCGATGAGGTCGCCGATCGACCGCGACGAGACGGATCCGGTCTCGTTCGAGGCCGTCTCAGGCGTCGTCGCGGCCTGTTCGAGCGCCGTCTCGAGGATCTGCTCGGTGGTCTGGCCCTCGCTCACGCCATACATCCCTGTGCCGCATCGCGGCGAGCCAGTCGCTGGCCGGGATCTCCCGGCGTTCGAAGGCCAGCATGCGTTTTCGGAAGCGATCGACGGCCGCGGCCGGGTCGCGCCCCTCGAGGCGTGCGAGTGCCGCCTCCTGTTCCGCATCCGATCGCCAACGCTCCGGCGTCAGCCGAAGCACCAGGCGAAGTCGTGCGGCCGGATCGAGTGTCACGGTGGAGGATCATCCACTAGGTACGCCGTCTCGCAGCGACCTAAAACCGCCGGAATCGCCTCCGGCGGTGCGGATCCTTCACATGCGGACAATCCCACGAAAAAACCGCCCGACGCGAGACCAGAGGAAGCGTCGGGCGGCACAAAATGGGGCGCGGTGGACTGTCAGAAACCGTGCAGGGTGGGTGCGCGAAGGTTCAAAACTTTTGAAGTTGCGTGGTCCGAATCCGCCGCACTTGTCGACAAGTGTGGCGGATTCGTAACCTCAATCCAAGTGTCGGGTTTAGGTGCTAGCGTCGGGCGCCTCGCAGCTCACGGGTAGGCGAACAGCGACACCTTCAATGTGCCAGTTGCGAGACGTGGCTTGCCGTTCACCGGATCGAACGAGGCGACGGTGATGCGTGCATCGTGCGGGTCTTCCGTTCGCTTGCCTTCCCGAAACCAGATCTTGGCTTGGGATCCATCCTCAAGCTCCCACTCGCCAACAAGAATCCATTCCATCGGTAGTCTCCTAAGTCAGTCCGTATGGTGTTCGACCGGCACAGTCAGTCTCTGGTGATGCCAGCCTCGAGCGTCTTCGCCATCTCGTCTTGCACTGCGAGCGTGTTCGCGTGCATCATGCTCATCGCCATCAGGGTTAGTTTCATGGCCGGCGTCGGACACCGCTGGCAGGCGGCCGCCATGTCGCGGCACGCTTGAGCGGTGAACCCGGTATCAAGGCCGTCGCAAGCCTCCACGAAGTCGCGTCGGATGGTGATGGTGGCCTGGTCGAATCTGCTGTCGTTGCTCATGTCTGGTCTCCTTGATGAAGCGGCCCCATGCCGCTCAGATGCTCTTGAGTGCGGTCGGGATGATCTCGTAGTCGTGGATGATGTCGTCGCCGTACGGCTCGGCGAGGATGGCCTTAGCTCGCGCAATGTCCTCGGCGTCGTTGGTCGCGAGGACGCCTCGGGAGTATTGCCAAAAGTCGGAGTGTGCTGCCCGGAAGCGGTGCCGCACGTCGACGATGGTGGCGGTGGTGGTCATGATCTGGTCTCCGTTCACGCCTTCTGCCCTGCTTCGTACGCGGCCTCAAGCGCGGCCTTGAGGGACCACACAGCCTGGTCAGAGAAGTCAAGGCCGTCGCTCCGCCGAGTCTCCAGCGTCTCGAGGCCAAGCTCCCGCATGGCGATCTCCAGAAGCTTCGCGTCGCGGCCGTTGTTCTTCCGTGCCTTGGTCTTGCTGTTGTTCATGGTCTGGTCTCCGTTTCTGTCAGGCCCCATGCCTGACACCTGAAGGATAGCGGATAAACCTAGGAGGTCAACCCGCCGGCGGAGGGAATCCCGACTTTTTTCGAGGGTCGCCGATGTCCGCCAATGTCCGCTCGACGGTCGTCGCCTCGAGGCCGCAGTGCCGGCACCGGCGACGCCGGCGGATCGACCCGTCCACGGCGCGGTAGGTCCAGATCACGCGTAGATCGCGACACCAGCACCGACTGCACGCCATCACCCGCGGCGCCTCGTCGCGGGACGTCACGCGCCCCGCCTCCTCGCCTGGATCTCGGACAAGCTCAGCCGCCGCGTCACCCGCGACGCCTGCGACGCGGCGACCTCGCCGATCGTGACGCCTTGCATGTTCGCGGCCACGGACGCCAGCACCATGCAGTCGAGAAGGTGGTTGTCGAGGCCCGGACGACGCAGCACCCACTCCTCGACCCGCCGGCCGCGTGCCTCGACCGTCACCGCCTCCTCGGCCGCGAGCTGCGAACCGAACTGCTCGTGACGGCGGAGATCGGCCGGCGAGTCGCCACACAGCACGATCGAACCCGGCGACCCGACCGACGCCTTGAACCGCGCCGACAGCCACGTCTTCCAGTAGTTCACGTCGATCAGCACCTCCCGCACCGTCGTCCCGAACCGCAGCGGGTTGCCGCTTCGCCAGTGCAGGCCGACGCGATCGCCCGGCTGCCGCTTGCGTTCGTTCAGGCCGGACGACGACTTTGCGCCGATCGTGCGTCCCTTCGCCGGCATGACCGGCGCCCGCGACCGCTTGCAGGCACTCCGCACCGCCTCGGTCATCCAACCCGCGTCGATCAGCAGGCGATCCACCCGCACCGAGGCGCCGCCCTCCATCGGCCAGTCGGCGTTGCAAAGCCTCGCGAACGTCGCCTCGATGCCGGCGGTGATCCGCGCCTCGTCGTTGGCACCCGGCGCGAGATCCTCCAGCGTCCTCGAGACTTCGCCGAGGCCGAGGCGTCCGCTGGGTTGGTCCGGCGTCGTGCCGTAGTCGACGACCCAGCCACGAGCGTCGTCCGTCCACGCGACCACGCACCAGTAGAGGCATGCACCCTGCACGTCGACGCCGGCGGTCAGCACCGTCGCCTCGCTTGGCACCGTTCCCCGTGGCACCCGCACACCACGCTCGAGGACTTCGTCCGGGTCGATCGACACCGCACCCGTTCGCGACTCGGGTTCGGGTTCGTTCATGAACTCCGCCGCGAACGCCGCCTCGCCCCGGTCGATGCGGAGGTTCCACGCGTGCTGGATTGCGGACGCCTCACCCGGCACGAAACGCGACGGCCACCCGACGCGGACGCCGTCGTCCATCGCCTTCCGGTTCTCGAGGTAGAACGCGTCCGCGGCGGCCGCGCCGCGTTCGGGATCACGGCGGATCTCGCCGTACTCCCTCCACAGCGCCTCGCCGGTACCCCAGTCGTAGACCAGCTTCGTCCTCTCGCTCGTCCAGTCAGGATGCTTCTCCGGCGTCAGCAGGCGATCGGCCAGGTCGTCGGGACGGATCACCGTGACGGTCGCGAGCGCCGCCATCTTCTCGCCCGGTCCCGCCATGCCGAGGATCGTGCCGGTGATGATGCGCTCGCGGTAGTCGCACTGACTCGGTGACTTCGCGGACTCGTCCGTCTGCGGATCGTCGATCAGTACCAGCGACGGGCGCACGATCGAACCGTCGCCGAGACGCGCCTGCATCCCGCGGATGCGTCCGGTGATCCCGACGCACTTGACGACGCTGCCGCCGGACTTCATCTGCGCCGGCTTCGCGACGGCGCCCCGCGGCACGGTCGGCAGCACGAGTTCGTCGGCCGTCAGACCGATCTGCGTCCGCTGGCCGAGGCACAGTTGACCGCCGGCCCGCTGGTGGATTCCCTCGAGGCGCCGCATCGGGTAGCACGCCTCCGGCCAGTCCTCGAGCAGCTTGTCGTTGTGTTCCAACTCGTCGGTGATAACGCCAAGCATGTCGCCGGCGGCCTTCGCGTCCGCGCCGACGATCACCACCATCCGACGCCGGCCGGTAAGGAGCGCCCAGATCGTGGCCCAGGCGACCATCGTGGTTTTGCCGCTGCCGCGCGGCATCGCCAGCGCGAACTGGCCGCCGTCGGTCACCGCGGTCTGCAACCGATCGAGAACCCGCAGGTGGTCGTCGGACCACTTTCTGTCGAACGCCTTCGCGCCGTAGGTGTCACAGAACTTCCGCAGCGCCTTCGTCGCCTTCGTTCGCCTCGACCAGTTCCCGACTGCCGGCATCTCGCCGATGTCCCGGCCCGCCGTCGACATCTCGGCGGCGCGCTTGGCGGCACCTGCCTTGTGCTGTTCGTAGGTGCGGCCACCGCCACCGCCGAGGACGCGCTTGCCCTGCTTCGCCAGTTGCGCGGCGCGCTGCACTCCCTCCTGCAAGCGCTTCAGCTTGTCGGCGGGATTCTCAGCCACGCGTCGCCTTCTTGCCGGTCAGCGTCTCCCACCGCTTCACGATCACGTCGCAGTAGGCCGGGCTGATCTCCATGCCGTAGCACTTGCGGCCCAGTTGCTCGGCGGCGATCAGCGTGGTGCCGGAGCCGAGGAACGGGTCGTAGATCAACTCTGCCTCGTGGTTCCGCATAGGTCGTGCCATGCACTCGACCGGCTTCTGCGTGCTGTGACCAGTATC